GGTCGTATAATGGCATCAACAATAAATGCAGATACAAGTAATGGCCTTGTAATCACACCAGATACGTCTGGAGAATTGGAGTTACAATCTAATGGCACAACCGTATTAAAAGTAGACTCACCTACGGGTAGTTTAACTATTCCTGTAGGAACTACAGCTGAAAGACCAGTAAGTCCAGCAGTTGGGATGATGCGTTACAACACCACTGAAGCATACTATGAACAGTATGATGGTTCTGCATGGGTTGAAGCAGGTGGGTCAGCTTATGATGCTCCAACAACCTCTACAGGATTCTTTGCTTTACCTTCAGGAACAACCGCACAAAGACCAGTAAGTCCATCTACTGGGGACACAAGATATAATACTACTCTAGGTCAAATAGAGGTATATAACACTATAGGTGGATGGAAGATTGCTGGAGAAGCTGGAAATATTTACCCTTCTTACACTATATCCTATCTTGTTATTGCTGGCGGAGGCGGAGGTGGCTCTGGAGGTGGTGGTGCAGGTGCAGGTGGGTATCGTACTTCAACAGCATCTATAACACAAAATAGTGTTTATACTGTTACCGTTGGAGCAGGTGGTGCTGGAGGTACTAGCAATGCAAATGGAGGTTATGGCAATAATTCTGTATTTAGTGGTTCTGGAATTACAACAATAACATCTACACGAGGTGGAGGTGGTGGCGGAAGAGAAAAAGCTGGTGTTGCTGGTGGGTCAGGAGGTGGTTCTGGAATAAGTAGCTCTACACGAACTGGTGGTGCTGGAACTTCTGGGCAGGGAAACAATGGAGGAAGTAACTACGGTGCACAAAGCTTTGGTGCAGGCGGTGGAGGTGGTGCTGGAGCTGTTGGTTCAAATGGTGCTAGCTCAAAAGGTGGTAATGGTGGAAATGGTTTAGCTTCTTCAATAACTGGCTCTTCAATTACTAGAGCAGGTGGCGGTGGTGGTGGTCATTGGCAAAGCAATAATACAGCTCCTGGTGGTTCTGGTGGAGGAGGTACTGGAGGAGGAGCTACTGCAGGTTCTGGAACAGTTAATACAGGTGGTGGCGGTGGTGGAGGTAGAGCAGAAACTTATGCTGGTGGAGCAGGTGGTTCTGGAATAGTTATACTGTCAGTTCCTACAGCTAGTTATTCAGGAACAACTACAGGAAGCCCAACAGTAACTACATCGGGTGCTAACACTATTTTACAGTACACATCATCAGGAACTTACACAGCTTAAGGAAATATATGGCACATTACGCAAAAGTAAATAACGGGATAGTAGAACAGGTCATTGTCGCAGAGGCAGACTTCTTTGATAGCTTTGTAGACTCTAGTCCAGGCGAATGGCTACAAACGTCTTACAACACACACGCTAATCAACATCCAGAAGGCAGGCCACTACGAGGTAACTATGCTGGTATTGGTTATACCTATGATGCAATTAACGATGTATTCTATGCACCACAAACTTACCCGTCATGGACACTAAACGAAACTACATGGACATGGGATGCTCCTGTGCCTATGCCAACAGATGGCAATATATATGAATGGGATGAAGATACAACTAACTGGGTAGAGGTAACATTATGAGCATAACAATAAACGGCATAGGCTTTGTAGAAAACAGCATCACATTAGACCAAGACTACACATTGGTAGATGATAGAAATGCTATGACTGCTGGTCCTGTTACAGTAGCCGATGGAGTTACTATCACAATAGGTGATGGTTCTACATGGAGTGTCGTATAATGGTAACTAAAGTAAACGGAAATAGCACCAGTACATTTGGTGGTAACATTGATGTTACAGGAAATAGCACAAGTACATTCGGTGGTAATGTAGATGTTACAGGTAATGTGATAACAGATGCACCAGCGTTTAGTGTTTATGGTTCTGTTGCAACATCTGCAACTAATGGAACATGGACAAAATTAGTAGCTGATAATGAGCTATGGGATACAAATTCTTGTTACGATACAACAAATTATAGATTTACTCCAAATGTAGAAGGATATTATTTGTTATCAGCACATTTTTATATGGGAAATACAACAGGTGGGCGAGTTAGTAGAGTAATGAAAAATAGTGTAACAGAAGTATTAAGAGGTATGATAGGGGTTGGTGTAGCAAGTATTGGTAGTGATTCATCAGTAAATGGGTTAGTGTATGCAAATGGTACAACAGATTATTTTGAATATTATATATATCAATCATCTGGTTCTACAATATCTACAAATAATGCATCGCAATTAACATATTTTTCAGGCTTCCTAGCGAGGGCTGCATAATGACTTTATACGAAAAAATAATGGCTATCTATCCACAACTAGAACAACAAGACTTTTTAACAACTATTCACTTACAAAACGACAGCGATGGCAAAGGTGATTACATTAAAGAATGGAATCATCCTACATTAGCAAGACCAACAGATGAGGAACTTGCATGAGTACAGTAAAATCAAAAAAACTACAAGTCGGAACAGATGCTACAGCTACTAATAACTTTACTATCTACCAACCAGCTACACCTGACGGCACATTAAGAATAGGTGTAGGTAATGCTGATAGTCCTACAGAGGTAGGTCAGTTCAATGCTAATGGATATGTAGCAACTAAATCTCCAGCGTTTAGTGCTTATATATCTAGTACAAATCAAAGTGTCTCACCAGCAACATGGACAAAAGTAACATTAAATGCTAAACTTTTTGACACAACATCTGATTACGATAACTCTACTAACTATAGATTTACTCCATCCGTTAAAGGATATTATCAAGTTAATTTTGCATTAAGAGCAGATGCAACATCAAAAACTAGAGTTCATTGTGCATTACATAAAAACGGAAGTGTTTGGCATTATGGTGTTGGTAGTAGAGATAGCACGAGTTCTCCTACTTATGTTGCAGGAAATTCTTTAATTTACTTAAATGGCTCAACAGACTATATAGAAATGTATGGATATGTTAATGGAAGTTCAACATCATTTGCTGGAACTGACCAAAGATTTTCAACTTTTGAAGCATTCCTAGCGAGGGCAGCATAATGACATTATACGATAAAATTTTAGCAGTAAGACCTAACCTAACACAAGACGACTTTGCACCTGACACAGGCACAATCATGCTACAAAACGATAGCGATGGTAATGGTGATTACATCAAAGAATGGAATCATCCTACACTAGCACAACCGACAGAGGAAGAACTTAATGACAATTAGCATAAAACCTACAGCATCTGGTTCTACAATAGAGCAAGATGGTAGCACGATATTAACAGTAGATGGTAGTGGGAATTTAACTGTTGCTAATAACTTATCTGTTACAGGAACTGCACCTAGTATTGATGCACTATCTACAGCAACAGGTTCTGCACCTAGTTACTCTGCAAGAGCATGGGTAAACTTTAATGGTACAGGTACAGTAGCTATTCGTGCTAGTGGCAATGTTAGTTCTATAACGGATTATGGTACAGGTAATTATGGAGTAAACTTTACAACTGCTATGCCTGATGCTAATTATAGCCAATCTGGTTTTATTCAGCGAGATGATGATGGAACTACAAATACAGGATTTATACGCAGGGCTAATAATCTTTCTTTTCAGACTATAAATAATACTAGGATTATAGTCCAAAACCCTAATTTGGGTAACGTTGACCCTATTGTCGTCGCTGTTGCAGTATTTAGATAAGGAAAAAAATGAGAATAGTATATAAAACAACAGAAGGTGGTGTGGCAGTAATTATACCAACAGATACAATTGAAGCCTGTATGAAAGACATACCAGAGGGTGCAGAGTATCACATTGTAGAAGATTCAGAAGTACCATCAGATAGAACATTTAGGGATGCGTGGATATGGGAATAATAGTCAACATAGACAAAGCTAAAGACATCACAAAGGATAGGCTACGTGCAGAACGTGAGCCATTGCTTGAAGCACAAGATGTCTTGTTCCAACGAGCATTAGAATCAGGTGATGATACTACGGCTATCGTAGCAGAGAAACAAAGGCTTCGTGATATTACTAATCAGGTAGACAGTATGACTACAGTAGATGAATTGAAAGGAGCAAGTATTTAATGGCTAGCATTAAACTTAAGGGCGATACCTCGTTATACTGGATTAGACTTTCAGAACATACTGATCTGCTATCTAATGGTTATGTTGGGGTGTCTAATAATGTAGAGTATAGATGGAATCAGCACAAATCTTTTGCAACGAATGCTCATTTGTCTAATGCTATTAATAAATATGGCTGGGATAATTTAGTTAAGGAGGTAATACTAATTGCAGATGAAGCATATTGTTTAATGATAGAAAAACTATTAAGAGCAAAAGAAAACATTGGCTGGAATATAGCTATTGGTGGCGGGAAACCTCCAATATGTAAGGGTGGAAATGTATTATCCGCAGAAACAAAATCTAAAATATCTACAACAAAAACTGGTGTTAAATTAGCTGGTGCCAATCTTGAACGAGCAAAAAAACAAGCTGTTGAAATTGGTAAAGCAACTAGATTTAAAAAGGGCGTTGTTCATTCACCAGAGGTTATTGCTAAAATGTCCAAATCTAGAATTGGAAGAAAATTATCCGAAGAAACAAAAGAAAAAATAAGGCAAAAACGTATAGCATACTGGAAAAGAATTAAGGAGCAAATTTAATGGCAAGCATTAAACTTAAGGGTGATGTGTCTGGTGAGCTAACGATACAAGCACCTAGTGTTGCAGGTACTAATACATTAGACCTTCCTGCAAGTAGCGGTACACTGCTAACAACAACTGGTAATGGTTCTCAATTAACAGGACTACCTAACTCTTACGCAGGCACAAAGAACCTTATCATCAATGGTAATATGAGGATTGACCAGCGTAATGCTGGGGCTAGTGTTACTCCTACTAATGGTAGTTTTGTAACAGATAGATTTAGACAGTTATTGTCTGCTGCTAGTAAGTATACAGGTCAACAAGTAACAGACGCTCCTAATGAATTTACTAGTTCTTTAAAATTAACTTCTTCATCTGCATATACAGTAGGTTCTGCTGAAGTTTTTGGAGTAGAACAAAGAATAGAAGGAAATAATATTTCTCATTTAGCTTGGGGAACTGCTAATGCCAAAGATGTAACATTATCTTTTTGGGTTAAGTCTAGTTTAACTGGAACATTATCAGGTGCGGTATCAAATAATACAGATGCAGCATATCCTTTTGACTATACTATATCATCTGCTGATACATGGGAAAAGAAAACAATCAATATTAGTGGTCCTACTATTGGAACATGGTTAACAACAAATGGTGTTGGAATAAGTGTTAAATATATGATAGGACTTGACCCAGCTGGAACTTGGGCAAACACACCAAATGTTTGGGCTGCATCAAATGGATTTGGAGCGACAAGTCAAAATGTTGATATTGTTGGCACATCAGGAGCTACCTTCTACATCACAGGTGTACAACTAGAAGTAGGTGATACAGCTACAGACTTTGAACACCTACAATACGGACAGCAGTTAGCATTATGTCAGAGGTATTTTGAACCATTAATAAATGACTCTTTAAACTATAATAGTGGACAAATAGTTGGTAGTTCTTATAATACAACAAGAAATTTTGTAATGATATGTATGAAAGAAATTAAAAGAGCTGCTCCTACTATAGTTGCTTCTGGTGTTGGTGGCAATATTCTTCAAAATAATACAGCAAAAACAGTAACTGGTATAAATTTTACATACCCTAACCTTTATAGTGTTGGACTTGACTTTACTGCTTCTGGTACTCAAGGAGCTGCTTTTCATTATGACCCTTCAGCAACAACAGTAATAACAGCAGATGCGGAGCTATAATTATGTATAAAAAACTAAAAGATATAACAGGTACTAAAGAAGCAAAGGTAATACAAAGAATAATTGATAATGCTTTTATTCCATTTGATGAATCTAATCGTCATTACCAAGAATACCTAGAATGGGTAGCAGAAGGAAATACACCAGAAGAGGCTGATTAATGTTTGGCTTTCAATCATTCTCGGAAGCTCCTTATAGTACCGTAGGTGGAGCAGTTGCCAAACTAGGCTCTGCATCTATCACAGGTGTAGGCACAGTTGTAGCTGATGCGTTAAGGGTTAGGACATCTTCTGGCTCTATATCTGCTACTGCTACAGTAACGGCTGATGGACTAAAAATATTACTTGGCTCAGGTAGCATTACAAGCACAGCGTTACTAACGGCATTAGGCGGTTTAGAAGTTGGTGCATCAGGTGCTATCACAGGCCAAGCTACAGTAACCGCTAACGCTGTTTACATAGCATTTGGTAGTGGTGATATAAGTGGTGCTGCAACGCTCACAGTAGCTCTCTCAGGCTCTATTATCTATGCTGATGCTAGCATATCAGGTGAGGCTACATTAACAGCTGAAGGGCTTAGAATACGCCTTAACGATGCAAGTATATCTGGTACTGCAACCGTATTTGCATTAGGCGGATTTACTGCAATTGGTACTGCAAGTATAGAAGGGGTAGCAACATTAACATCATCAAGCTCTATAACAAGGTTTGCTGATGCTTCTATAAATGGCGTAGGTACAGTAACAGCACTAGGCACAATACTGGGTGAAGAATGGACTGATGTGGTATATGACGTAGAAGCATGGACTACTACCGCTCCTGGAAGTAGTGTTTGGACAGATTCAACAGTAGGTGATAACGATTGGAAATTAAAGGGATAACACATGGCAAAAACTAAAGTATCAGAATGGGATTCAAATGCTTCTGGCAATACCGATATTAATGGTATTAACATAAATGAAGGGTGTCCTCCTTCTACCATAAACAATGCTATTCGTGAAACAATGGCACAAGTAAAAGATTTAGTAGATGGTTCTAGTGGTGATAGTTTAACTAACTCTGGAACATTAACCTCATCAGGGACACTAGCAGTTACTGGTAACTTTACTGTTGACGGTAACTCTGGTACATCTGGCCAGTTCTTAACATCCGTAGGTAGTGGAGCAACCCCAACATGGACAACATTAGTTGCATTTGTATCTGGCATGATTATGTTGTGGTCAGGCAGTGAAGCATCTATTCCTGCTGGATGGGTTCTTTGTGACGGCACAAACAGTACGCCTAATTTACAAGATAGATTTGTGGTTGGAGCTGGAAATACTTATGCTGTTGATGTTACTGGTGGTAGTGCAGATGCGGTAGTGGTAAGCCATACTCACTCTACTACTGTATCAGACCCTGGTCATTTTCATGCTTACACAAGTTCAAACAGTCCATATACTGGCTCTGGAACAGGAGGGGTTGGTGGGGGATCAGCTCAAAACTTTCCTGCTACTAACGGAGCAAATACTACATCTAAAACAACTGGAATTTCAGTAACAGCAAACGCTACAGGTGTTAGTGGCACTAATGCTAACTTACCTCCTTACTATGCACTCTGTTACATTATGAAAACTTAATGGAAATAATAGATAATTTTTTAACAGAAAAAGATTTTGAGGTTATAGAAAAAGTAATTTTAAGCGAAGATTTTGCTTGGTATTATAACGATTCAGTTTCTTATGAAAATGATGGAAAAGATTTTTATTTTACTCATATGGTTTATAACCACAACGGAGTAAGGTCGCATCTTTATGAAGCATTAACGCCATTTTTAAATAAGTTAAACATAAAAACATTAGACAGAATTAAAGTAAATTTGTACCCAAAAACAGATGTTGTTGCTCATCACAACAGCCATGTAGATACAGACTACCAACACAAAGGGGCAATTCTTTATATGAATAGTAATGATGGATTAACTGTACTAAAAGACAAAAGTATTAATAGTATTAAAAATAGAGTTTTATTGTTTGACCCAAGTAAGCCTCACAATAGCACTACTTGTACAGACAAAAAATACCGTATAAACATTAATGTGAATTATTTATAATATGTCAAATCAAAGAATCCAGTTTACTGAATGGCTACCAGACCAGCCTGCTAATGCAGGCTCACTGAATGATGCTAAAAACGTATTCCCTGTAGCTATAGGATATGGAGCATTTCCTAGTGCAGAAGATTACTCTAACGCTGCTAGCGAACCGTTAAACGCTATCTTTGTTGCTAAGTATGGTGACAACGTACAAGTATTTGCTGGCGGTGCAACCAAGTTATTCTTAATGGATAACACCACACTTAACCTAAACGATGTATCTAAAGCTGGTGGCTATGGTGGCAATAGCACATGGAAGTTTGAACAATTTGGGCAGGTAGTATTAGCATCCAACAACTCTGAAAAAATACAGGCATGGACTGTTGGCGTTTCTACAGCATTTGCTGATGTTAGTGCTAATGCACCTGTAGCAAAAGATATCGCTACTGTTAGGGACTTTGTATTTGCAGGGAATATTGCAGGTGGGTCAGATTCTAACAAAGTACAATGGTCTGATATTAACGATGAAACCGATTGGGTATCTGGATCTACATCACAGTCTGACTATCAGATTATTGCTGATGGCGGTAACGTACAAGCAGTAACAGGTGGTGAGTTTGGTATTATATTTTTAGAAAAGACATTGGTGCGTGCATCTTATGTCGGCTCTCCACTATTCTTTCAGTTTGATACTATTTCTAGTGGCCTAGGCTGCTTAGAGGGTAACTCGGTAGCACAGTACGGAGCATTAAGTTTCTTCTTATCTGATGACGGATTCTATAGCACCGATGGTCAAACAATTAATGGTATTGGTACAGAAAAAGTAGATAGGTATTTTTTTGATGATGCTGACCTAAACCAAATTAACACGATTAGTGCAGCAGTTGACCCAGTTAAAAACTTGGTTGTATGGAACTATGCTAATACGCAAGGTAGTAGAAGTATCCTTATCTATAACTGGCAATTACAGAAATGGTCAAGAGCTGAAACTATATCCGATGTAGTTGGTACTATTGCTTCTACAGGGGAAACATTAGAAGGCTTGGTATCTAATCTTGGGTATAGCAATATAGATACTATGCCTGCATCATTAGACTCACGGCTATTTATTGGTGGTAAGTTCTTATTTGCAGGAGCTAAAGATACTAAAGTTGCTATATTTACTGGCACAGCTATTACCCCTCAGCTTATAACCACAGACGTAGAGGTAGGTTATAACTCTGTAGCAACCCTAGCAAGACCACAGATAGACAATGGTACTGCTAACGTAGCCGTAGCAAGCCGTAGAGAGCTTGATGACACGATTGAGTTTAGTGCTTATGTACCAGCTAGTTCAGAAGGTAGATGTAGCTTAAGAAGCTATGGTAGGTATCACCGATTCTCTGTACAGCCTACAGGAAACTGGACAACTGCTATGGCAGTAGACGTAGAGTTAAAACCACAAGGTAATCGTTAATGACTAGGATGTATCGTAAGCTACCATTTCAAGGTGGTGACCCACGTTTAGTTGCTGAAGTGGTGAACAACTTGGTAGAAGGCAAGTCTAACAATAGTGGGGAGATTACGCTCAACACAGGCGGAGCTACTACGACAACACTGTTTAACGAACGTATAGGCTTTGAGTCTATTATACTTCTTGCACCATTAAGTGTTGCTGCAGCTGGAACTGGTGTACAGCTTCCTCATGGATTATTTGAACACGATACAACACAAAACTTTCTTGCTAATACACCTACTAGAGTTGCTTTAGGAGTAGCAGAAAGTGCTTATGCTATGTCATTAGCAAGCGATATAGTTACAGTGGATTACGCAGGATATTATGATATAACATTTGAGGGAAGGTTTAATAATCCCTTATCTCAAATTCATAATGCTTATTTGTGGTTTAGAGTAAATGGTGTAGATGTTCCTCACACCGCAGCATCTGTAACTGTTCCAGATAAACAAGGCTCAATAGAAGGTGCTGCTTACTTAAACTTAACACATCCTTTGGATTTAAACGCTAACGATTATGTAGAAGTTTATTGTGCTGTAGATAATGCTAATGTAGCTTTAACTGCATTTCCTGCACAGACAACACCTCCTGACCTTTACGCCAGACCTAGCATACCTTCCTCAACACTAGAGTTAGTTATGCACTATCCATCACAGGTAAGCGGTTCTACTGGATTACCTTATATTAGTGACAGACAAAAAGGTCAGGCAACTATAACCCACTTGCCTAACAGTGTGGCAGATAATACCTTTGGGTATATAATAGTAGGGTAATCAACCAACCAATTTAGTCTTATGAACTTATACATCGTACCAACAACTCATGTACAGCAATACTGGCATTTAGCAGAACCATTACTACAACTAGCATTAGATAAAGGTAATGGAGAATTTACCCCTGAGCAATTAAAGTTATTAGTAGCACAGGGCCAACAACAACTATTGTTATTAATGAAAGAAGATAAAGTGCATTGTGCTTTAACAGTGCAGTGGATTATGTATCCTAATATTAGGGTAGCATATATTACTTATATTGGTGGAAAGAACACCAAAGCAGGATTTGAACAATTTAAAGATTGGGTCAAAAACAATGGTGGTACTTGTATCAGAGGTGCTACTAAGTTTGAAAGTATAGCTAGACTGTGGAACAGACTGTATGGCTATGAAAAAATATATACATTAATGGAGCTTAAACTATGAACGACTACTTCCCAGAACTAGATGGTAACCAATCCATTGACAATGGAAAGATGGGTAGAAAACTATTTAAAGGTGGTGGGGGTGGAGGTACGTCTACTACTGAGCAGAAGATTGATCCAGCTATACTTCCTTATATTACCTATGGTTTGGAAGAAGCTAAAGGTCTGTATCAAGGAGGAGCTCCTGAATACTATCCGGGTCAAACTTATGTTGATCCTTCAGCACAAACAACATCAGCATTAGGCCTGGCTGAGTCAAGAGCTTTATCAGGTAATCCATTATTGCCAGCAGCACAAGGGCAACAATTAAGCTCTATACAAGGTGATTATCTTTCAGCTGGAAACCCTTACTTTGCAAATATGATGAGTGCAGCAGCAGCTCCAGTTATATCAGAATATGAAAAGGCTACACAAAATATTAACAGTAATGCTTCACAAGCAGGAAGATATGGCTCAGGTGCTCAAGCACAAATGCAATCAGATGCTACTAGCAATCTAGCAGATGCTTTATCTAGACAAGGAGCTCAATTGGCATACCAAAACTATGGCCAAGAAAGAGGATACCAAAACCAAGCAGTTGCTAACGCTCCGCAACTAGCACAGGCTGATTATGGAGATATTAATCAATTAATGAATGTAGGTAAAACAAAAGAAGCGTATGATCTTCAAGCTTTGCAAGGTGATATTGCTAGATATGACTATGGACAAAATGCTCCACAAGCTCAATTAAACTCTTACTTATCCGCTGCTTACGGAGCTCCTACACCTACCAATAGCACTACGACTCAATCAGGAGGTGGAAAATAATGGCTTTTGTTCCTTACATGGTAGGCGGTTATGCAGTAGATAAACTAATGGGTGGTGATGGTACTAAAGGTGCTTTACTAGGTGCTGGAGGCAGTTTCTTGCCTAGTATGCTAGCAAGTGGAGCTGGAGCAGCAGGTGGTGCATCAGCAGCAGCAACTACTGGAGCAGCAACAACAGCAGCATCAAATACTATGCCTTTATTAATGTCAAAGTCAGCAGCAATGGGTGGAAGTGGTGCTGGTCTTGGTTCATCATTAACAGGTCTTTCTGGTTACGGTACTGTTAATCCATTAACAACAGGTGGCTTTAGTGAAAGCATTAGCCCTTTTACACAGCTTGGATCTCCAGTAGGTCAAAGCACAGGATTTTTGGGTCAAGAAATATCTAACCAAGCAATGAACTCAGCTTTGACAGGCGGTAAAGGACTTCTTGAAACTGGATTAGAAAATACGTTGATTGATGATGGTTTAGGTTATTTAGGTAGAGGAAAAGATTTTATTGACGAAGGGTGGGCAGACATGACTACACGAGACAAGATGGGGTCTGTTAATATGGCAAATCAAGCAGTAGAAGCACAAACACAGGCTCAAGATATGATTGTTCCACCCCCTAGGCCAATAGAGAGAAGAAATCCAAACCCAACGCCAAGTGCTCCTTTGGTTACACAAGTTCAAGGATTGCAACAAATGGCTCCACAGCAAATGATGGGTCAATTAAGCCCCGAAGATCAAATGAAATACTACTCATTACTAAATAGCGGACAATAAGGAAAACATTATGGCATGGTATGACGACATATTAAATAAAGCAAAGGGCATGGTTCCTGAAAATACCAATATATTTGGTGCATCGCCAAATCCTAATTTAAAAACAATGTACGATATGGGATTATTAGGACAGGATAGTTATCAAAATATAATAGATAAAGCTAACAAGCAGTCTATGTTTCAAGGATTATTAAATACAGGGCTATCTTATGTAGCACAGCCTAAAAATCAGAATTATGGTAGCTTTGTTCCTTATGCAGCCAAAGCTCTTATGTCTGGATCAGCTGCTGCCCAACAACCTTATGATCAAGTATCTAAAAATGCATTAACTTTTGCTACATTACAAGATTTAAAAAGCAAGCGACAACTTGCAGAAAAAGAAGCAAATAAAATAGACTCTCCTTTTAGTAAACCAAATCCATTGGACTTAACAGACGAATCTAGAAAAGCTTATCAAGAATCAAAAACACCACAAAATCCTCAAGGAGACATAACTTTATTAAGAAAAATTCCTACTCCTGCACCAGATACTAGAGTTAAGCTTACAAAACTATTAGCCGATAGAGATAATTTAGATAAAACTTCTCCAAATTACGCTAAAAATTATCAATTTTATACTGAAAATATTAATAAAGAAATTAACTACGCCCCTCCTATAGTTGATATGGGAACACAAGAAACTGGCCGTCAGAAAAAATACGGAGAAGCTCAAGGTACAAAGTTTTTTGAAACAGATCAGAAATTTGTTGAAAGTGGTCCAAAAGCATTAGATCAGTTAAATAAAACTAATAGGGCTTTAATATTAGCCAATAAACCAGGAAGAAAAGAAGGAGCTTTAGCTGGACTTAAATTATTGGGAGAAAAAGCATTTGCAGCTTTTGGCGGAACTCCAACTAAAGCAGCATTAGATTCTATTTCAGATACTGAGTTACTTAACTCAACGCTTTCTAGCGATGTATTTCCTTTGATTGGTAAGCTTGAAATTGGTGCAAGAGGTATTGATACGCCAGCAGAAAGAGATTTTTTACAAATGGCTTTTACTGGTAATATGACTATGAGTAACGAAGCTTTAACAAAGTTAACTGCAATTAGACAAAAGTACGAATTATCTACATTGCAAGATTTTAATGAAGGAATTAAGGATAAAAGATTTTCAGAGGAAGGAGAGTATGGCAGAAAGGTTAAGCCAATGACATATAAATTTGAGCCAATTGCTGTAATGGATCCATCTACAACTGACTTATTATACAAAAATGAAAATCAATTTGAGTTAGATGGTGGCGTTATAGTAAATGGTTATGGTCCAAAAGAAAATCAAATCTTTATTGATACAAAAGGATATGTACATAAAATGGATGGCGAAGGAGAAATGAGCTTGCTAGGACCACTTAATAAATTGGGGGTAGAATTTTAATGGCAAAAATTCTTAAAATAAATGGAAAAAAAGTTTCTTTTGATGATGAAGAAAATATAAGATTTACTATTGATCCAATAGAAGTAAGTCCTGATGAAGAAGAGCTTAAAGAGACAAAAAAAAGTTCTAAAATAATAGCAACAAGAAAAGTACCTGTAGCCCCTAGAATGGAAAAAGAAATAGCCCCAGAAAGAGATGCGTTAACAGCAACAGGAAGAAAGCTTAGCTCATTTGCTAGAGGAGCTGTTGTTCCGTTAACAGGTGTTACTGTTGGGGGCATGCTTGGTGGACCTCCCGGAGCCATTGCTGGAGGCTTTGCTTTGCCAGCAGCTGAAGGTGTTGCTACGCTTTTAAATAAACTAGGCTTAGATGTTGGTTCTCCAACCCAGATGGTTCAATCAAAATTAACTGATCTTGGATTCCCTGTTCCAGATACTTTAGGAGAAAGATCATTTGAAAGTGCTGGAAATTTTATGGGAAATGTAACTGGTCAATTACCAGCTTTAGCTAAGCTATCAACTACAGCAACAACTGAGTTAGGAAGAGGTCTTGCTAAACAGCTATCTCAAAGCCCAGGAAGACAAGCTATTTCAACAATCCCGGCAGGATTAGCTACACAGTATACAAGCGAAAAGACTGGCAGCCCAACTGCTTCTATGGTTGCTGGAGTAGTAGCAGGAGCTCCTGCTTATTATAAAAGCCCAAAACCTCAACAAGTTAATAAAGATGCTTTAGAGGCTGTTGCAGAAAGAAGCTATAAAACTGCTGAAAGCATAGGATTTAAAATTGATAGCAATATATTTAAAGACAGAATGAGTAAAATTGCTTCTGAGTTAAGGCCTTTAGGATTTGCAGAAGATGTAGCAACTCAATTCCCTAAATTAAGTGCAGCAGTTTCTCAGCTTAAAAAGCAAAATGCTCCGATAGATTATCAGGAAATTAAAGCATTAAGAGCTATAATAAAAACAGCAAAATCTTCATCAGATCCAAGCGAGTCTAGATTAGCTAGTGAATTGCTAGACAAGTTTGATGATTACATGATGAATATCACAGCATCTGATATGTCTAAAACTCTTTTAAAGACAAAAAGTGGATCAAAGGTTAAGGTAGGAAGACCGTCTAAAAATGTAAAAGAGGCAATGGAAATTAGAAAAGAAGGTGATATTGCTTATGCCAAAATTAAAAAAGGTGAAATTTTTGAAGATATATTAGAAAAATCAAATAGAGAGCCTGCAACTAAAGCAAACACAATAGTTAATGAGCTTAAAAAAATAGTTAATAATAAACAAAAGCTTAGGTATTTTACTAAAGCAGAACAAGCTGCAATTAAAAAAGCATCAGAAACAAAAAATATGAAAGCTATATACAGTTTATTTTCTAAAATTAATCCTAGAGGCGGAATAGGGGTAAGTGGAGCTGCGGTCGGTGGATATTTAGCCCCGGAAGTTGTTATTCCAGCATTACTTGCTGGAGCTGGATCAAAAGCAAGACTTAGTTCATTAAGAGAACAAGATTTGCAAGGAATTATTGATCTTATAAGAAGTGGTGGGAAGCCAAACTATGCAACATCTCCAGCAAACATATCTGCATTAAAAAATATATCGTCTGGCTTGCTAGCTACTGAAGAAAACTAATGTGGCAAGAACTTACACTCCCCCCAATCAATTTATATAACGCACCTAAAGGAAAATAATGGCATCAACTAACCAAGTACATGAAGTAAAAGCAGACTTACATACGCATGAAGAAGTTTGTGCCATTCGTTATGAAGGCATTAATGCAAGGCTTGCTAGGATGGAAAAGATTATCATGGCAGTATTTGCAGGCATAGTATTCCTATTAATAAAAGTATTGATTAGTTTAGGCGGGCTATGAAAGAAACTACCGTCATCATTTGTTTTGCAATCGTATTATTATGGAGCTACTGCTATGCCGTCCTTGTTCATGCGTAAGATTTTTCTTGCAATACTAACCCTACTAGCAGTGCTACCTATTAGCCCTGTTATTGCTTGTATATTATATGGATGGATTTACTAATGAATCATATCAACACTTTTCTAAAAAGACTTTCTGAATCTACTACCTCTTGCATGGTTATGATGACACAAGGCAACCTATTAGCTATTACAATGTATCACTGGCAAAAAGCATTACAGGTTGGAGTCATTGCTTCTATAGCTACAGTAGCATTAATTATATATGGAAACAAAAGTTTATCAGATAACAAGTTTGCTATGGCAGGTGCTATTGGATTCTTTACCGCAGTAGCCGATATGATGACTCACCCTACACACTTTGGTGGACCATCTACCGAAGCTATTGTTACTGGCGTAGGTGCAGGACTACTATGCCTTACTATGTCTAAAGTATGGAGTAAATAATGTTATCAGCCCTAATAGCACCAGTCGCAGCAATACTAGATAAGTTTATACCTGATGCCGACACTAAACAAAAACTAGCCTTTGAGATATCTACACTAGCAGAGAAACAAGCTCATGAGATAGCCATAGCACAGATAGCAGTGAACAAAGAGGATGCTAAAGGTGCATGGTTTCAAGCAGGATGGCGACCAGCGGTTGGATGGGTATGTGTAGCAGGATTTACTATTAACTTTCTTGTATCGCCTTTATTACATCCTTTAGGTATAATAGTACCACAGGCTGATACCTCTACTATGCTACCAGTCTTAATGGGTATGCTTGGATTAGGCGGATTACGTTCATACGAAAAGAAAAACGGATTAACTAAATGACAAGGTTAACACCTCACTTTACATTAGAAGAGTTTACTTTTAGCCAAACGGCTGCAAGGAAAGGTATAGACAACACTCCTCATGAAGGAATACTGGACAACTTATGCGTACTAGCAAACGGAATGGAAGATGTTAGAAACTTACTTAACGCACCCATACATGTGTCTTCTGGTTATCGCTGTATTGAACTTAACGATTTATTGGGCAGCAAAAGAACCTCTCAACACACTCAAGGTCTGGCTTGCGACTTTACATCTAACGCTTATGGCAGTCCTCAAATTATTTTTGCTGATATTATTACTTCCGACATTCCTTACGACCAGCTTATTCTTGAGTTTGATAGGTGGATTCATATCTCTTTCGTTGAAGATGGCGGAACTCCTAGAAAACAAGCGTTAATTATTAATGGCGAAGGAGCAATGATTTACCAAAAACCATGAAAATATTAGTATTGGATATAGAAACATCTCCACATACAGGATTCCATTGGGGACTCTGGCAACAAAACATTAGTATTAATCAACTTATTGAAGCTTCTACGGTTCTTTGTTGGGCAGCCAAATGGGTAGGTGAAAAGAAAGTGCACTTTGCCAGCATTATGGAATCATCTCATAAAAAAATGATTAAAGAAGTGCATCAATTGGTAGACGAGGCAGATGCAGTTATTACTTACAACGGCAAACGATTTGATATGCCAACACTTAATCGTGAGTTTTTACTACAAGGCCTAAACCCTCCAAGCCCTTACAAAGACATAGATCTGTTAAACACAGCCAGGGGTAAGTTTAGATTTGCTAGTAACAAACTAGACTATATTGCCCAAGAGCTTGGCATAGGCCAAAAGACTTCACATCAAGGTATGCCGTTATGGATTGAGTGCATGAGTAAGAATCCTAAAGCATGGAAATTGATGAAGAAATATAACTGCAATGATGTAGTATTAACTGAGCAGGTATATGAAAAACTAAAAGGCTGGATTCAAGTTCATCCTAACCACAACGTCTTCTCTACAACTGGTGCAGTGTGCATGAATTGTGGCAGTAACAAACTACATAAAAGGGGAACATCTCGGACTCTAGCAAAAACATTCGTAAGAGTACAATGTCAATCTTGCGGAAAATGGGGAAAGCTAAACGATTCCAAGAGATTAGGATTGCAGTCGGTTACCAACATCTAAAGAAGGTTAAAATGGATATACAACAAATAGCAGAGCACATGGTAGGAAAAACTATAGAAGCCGTAGATGTAGTATACGGAGAAGATACACTTATTATTTTTCTAGATGATGGATCTGATATAGAGTTAATAGTTGACTCTATTCATGCTAATGTGCCTGATTTAGACGATTAAACACCTTTCCTGGCTTGTCCTGAGCACCGTGGTGAGGTTTTCTTTATTCATGTGATGGGTAACTTAAATAAATCTTTTTGCTTTAACATATAGCTAGGGTGACTTCCATTAACAAAAGTTGCTTTTTTAAATAAATTATCAGAATCAATCCATCCCACAATATCTCCTCCATCATCATGCAATATTACTTGCACATAATAATCGCAAGGCTTTTGTTTATGATATTCAGTTATATAAATATTTCCATTAGGGTTTCTTGTTGATTTAACATCTATTGACTTATTGTTCCAATGTAAATCTATAGGATTCTTTTTTTCATTTATAGAAAAATCAGGCATAACATTCAAATATTGTGCCACTATATACTCGCCTTTAAACCCATCTATATCCATGTCGTATTTATCTTGCTTACTTACTTGCCTATCATAATTAAATTGCATTGCATTTTTTCTTCTAACTGTTCCAAAAATGTCGCATAACATTAACTCATGCCTATTTAATTTTATATTAAGCATATATCCTACGACTAGCCATTGTTAATAAGTTATCCATAGCTAAATCTAATTTCAGCTCATAGTACACAGGCTTCTTACTTTTTAACCACCTAGCATAGATAGCTTCTCGTTGCTCCTTAGGCAAGCTATGTATAATAGCGTTTAATGTAATAACATTCTTATTATCTGCATCACTAATCATATCATCAAAAGCTTCTGAAGACTCTCCACCACTGGCCATGCCTAATGCTTTGCTAGGATAGCCAAGTCTGTTGTTATCATGCTTCATAAATTCAGACCAATCTTCTAGCAGCACCATCAATCTTTCAATTCTCATTCAGATCCGCCTTCGTATACAGGATTGATACCATTGCTAGAAAAGTTTTCATAACCACTTTTTGTCCGGTAACTGATATTTGGAAAATCATCTACCTTATGTTGTTTTTTTGACATTATTGTAAACTGATCTACTGCACCCTGATGATTAAAGATAGCATCTAACCCACATCGCATAGGAAGTTTATAAACCGTATGCTTATGTTGCTTTTCACTTATCAAAATTTCAGAAGTAACTAAAGTCCTAATAACAGCAAATACTGACTGATAATTCATGCCTATCTCATTAGCTATTTGTGCTGTATGTTTTTTTTCTTCGCCTATAGAATCTAATATAAGTTGAGCTAAATTCCTTCTCTTTATCTTTCTTCCATCATCAAACGTAAAAAAATAATCACTATCTTGTGCTGCTAGTCCTTCTGCCATATCAATCTCCTTAACTGATGTCTACAATTCTACTAACCCACTTGTTGTCTTTCTTATGCCACCCTTCAACAATAATCTTCCAGTTAGCATCCCTTAGATGAGGGATAGCATCGCTGTCCTCCATCTTCTTTACCCTTGCACTAATGTTGCTATAGCTAGTGACTTGGATTCCTACGGTGTTACCTTTGCTATCTATTGCCAACAAATCTATGATGCCAAAAAGGTCTTGGCGTATCTTTGCAAAAGCATTCCATCTTTCTACTATAGAAACTAAAGGATAATCACCACTATCCCTTAATCTTTTTAAGGTTCGCTGCGTTGGGCTTATGGCCATTTTGTTTCCCTTCAAATTGTTTATCGTTTGGTTTCTGACCGAAGATCCGATCCCAGTTATCTTGTAGCTTTTTGTCTGTTACTAATCCTGCTGGCCTTCTACCACTACCTTTCCCCATCACAACTCCTTTTCATTTTGCATTCGTCAATAATATATTTGTGTTTAAAGTCTTCTGGTAAATTTATGTTTTCTTTGTGTAAGCATCGTGTTTCTTTTGGTGTTTCAGGTATATGGTTTTTTATATACTCATGGGCTTCAATGCAAGACTTAAATGTGCCAACATAATGCTCGTCAAGACAACAGCTATTATTCCC